CAAATAAAGAAGTATCAGTATTAGGTGTAACTAAAGTTTCTGATACGGTAAAACCTAATTTAACATTAGGTGAATTACTAGTGTTATCAATAACTACTGTTTGTTGTACTACTCTAGTAAAAAAGCCTTGTACGTAATATACGCCTTCTTCAATATGCGCAAGTGAACATTCGTGAGATGTAGAAAAAGTATTATATAACTCTCCTGTAATTGAAGGATTATCTGCTAATGTAGCATATATAAAACCCCCAGATGGATCAAACTCATTACTAGTAATATATTTTAAATATAAATTTCCTACTGAAGTAATTTTATTTGTTCCAGTTGGACTGGACATTACTACAGCTTTAACAGTACCGTCAGTATTAGATATAACTAAATTCTCTAAGTCTTTTATATTAGATAAAATACTTCCTGCTCTAGCTGCAGATGCTGGAAAAGAAGTATTAGATGAACCTGTTAAAGCTAATCTTTTAGCTTTTTTATCAAATTGTATTTTAGCACCAGTAACTCTTGCGCCATCTTTTAGTAAAAAGTCACCAGTCCTTTTAATTTGCTCTTGAAGTATAGATTGAGAAGAAGTTAATTCTCTAGCTTGAACTGGAAAACCAGGTCTAAATAATACTCTTAAAAAATCTTTATTTTCGTCAAAATCATCAAAATAAGGTGATATGTTTAAATCAATATTTGCCATGTTCTATTTATATCAAAAAGTTAAGATAAAATTAAACGATTCAATCTGATCTTTAGCTCTTCTGATTTTAGTATCTTTAATATCAGTTAGTAAAATATCACCTGAATTGAATAAAATTTGTCTATTGTTTATTTTAGATATAGTAAGAGCATTACCAGCAACTGTTCCAGAATTAGTTACTAGTTTTATTTGATCATCTATTATAAATGAATCTTTATCTTTTACTTTACCTAAGTTAACATAAAAATATTCTTTCTTGGATACATCAATAGCTACTATTCTTGCTACTTTAGCAGTAGTTGAATCGTAATTATTACCTGGTATATCAGCAGAAGAAACAATATCTCCTATGTTAAATGTTGTATTACCTCCATCAGAATCGCTTCCAATAAAAGACTTGCATGCTATATAAAAATCGTTTTTAGCAATTTTATTTGTAGAATTGTCTATAGGATTTCTTAGTAATGAAACCATCCTAAAATCATTCCTAGAAAATTTTACTACATCTTCATCTGGTACGTTTCGTATATTTACCATTACATTATTAGAATTTAATTCTAAAGGGGCATTAGTACCATGTCCTAATCCTGGAGATACATTTGTAATTAATCCGTTTGGTAAACTAGAACCTATTTTAGCAACTGTACCTTCACTGTAACCTTCACCGTTATTAATCAAACTAAAACTAAATTCACTATCGTGTCTTTCAATTGATCCAGAAAAAACTTTAGTAGGTGTATTAGAAGTAGAATTTTGTATAGTTAAAGGAATAGATATAGGTATATTAGAAAATGAACCATAAGTAGTTCTAGCCCAAACTTCCCAATCACTGTCATTTATCGAAATACTGTATACAGATCCTACAGCAGAATCTCTTTGTACCTGAAATTGTTTATATTTAGAAGTTCCTATATTTAAGTTTTCAATTTCATTATCTTCTATTCTCTCAGGAACTGGAATAAAATTTTCAGTAATAAATCTTAAACTATCAGATGAATTAATTGTATACATGTATTGCCAAACATACTTATCAGAAGTAGTAATAGGAGTTGATTGATCACCTGAAGGTGCAGCTAAGCTAGGAGAATTAGGGTAGTGTAATACTTTATAGACATTTAAATTAGTAACACCTTTTACAACTGATGTAACCATTACATAATTGTTTACTTTATATCTATTACCAGTTATCCAATTTACTCTTGGAACAACTCTAACTATGTTACCTTTTTGTAATTTATGCGCTGTGATAGCATGCTGCATATAATAACTTTTATCATCAGAATTAAAAGTAGGATTAATTCCTCCTGTAAACTCAGCATCATCATCAATATTATCTGAATCTGTATATCTTTGAAGATCAGAATCATTATTAAAACTTACGAAAGCATAATACGCGTCTAAGTTATTAATATCTTTTAAATTATCTCTTACAGCTTTAGCTACAAAAGCATTAAAGTTATTAGTTATTTTAGCTGTCATTAATCTTTTCTCGAACTATTATATAAATTAGGATTTCTACTGTCTGAATCTACATATCTTAAATCTGTTAACTTAGTATTTATAGAGTTAATATAGGTGTTTTGCCAAACAATTGTATCAGTAGTATTCCAAAATTCTTTGTTTATTGGTATTTTTACTTTAGAGTAAAGAGGTTTAAAATTACTATAATTATTAATAAATCTATAATCTAACCCTGTAGCATTTGTAAGAGCAGAACTATAACCTTGTATTTCCCATCCTTGATTGTTATTTCTTTTTCTATGAATAATATTCCATTTTTGTTCATAAGCTTCTAAGTTAAAAAATGTTGTACCGTTAACTGCATATGAAAATGTATCATCCATTTTAGTAGCATTATTAAGATCATTTTGTTGCTCTATTAAATATTCATAATTTCTTTTAGTAAGTTCCTGTTTAACAAAATCTGAATCTTTATCTCTAAGTTTTAAATAATTTATTCCTTTAAATATACTTGCTTCATCGCTATCGCCTATATAACTATTATCGCTATCCTTTGTATAATCAAATTTAAGAAAATTTATCCTATCAACTTTATCAGAATCAAAAGTAAGAAATATATTTTCACCTGCTTTAAATTGTGTAATACCTGTAGTAATATGATACTGATCAGGATATCTATTTAAATTTTTATACTTAAAAAATTCTTGATTGTATTCAGAGTCGTTAGGTTTAGCATCATAAGTAGTATGTAAATAAGATCTTTCAGATATAAATTGAGCATTATCACTATCTAAGATTTGAGTAGATTTAGGATCTAAATACCCTATTGGTTCATAATCCCAAAACGCATTACCAAATTCTGCTTCTTCTGCTTCTTCTAATGTTAAGTTAGTATTATCAGCAGTTATACTTGTTCCATCTTCAAACGTAGCATTATAATAGTTAAATGCATTTGATGCGTAAATAGCTGATGCTGCATTAATTGATCCAAAATTTTCAGCTGCATTTACAGAATGATCTAATGATCTATCGAATGTTATTTTAAAAGATTCACTTATATTTTCTAATTTACCAGATTTTTTAGTTTTACTATCTATATTAGAATCAATATTAAGTGATGATATAAGATTCATTCCAGCTGGATGTAAAGTTGTTTTAACGTATTCTCTCCAGTCATTAATAGATATATTTGATTTTAAAATATAACTATAAACATCATAGAAAAAATTATCTCTTAGAACCCCTCCACTTAATGAATTAAGAAAACCTTTCTCATCTAAAAATTGTTTAGAAGTTTTTCCAGCGCCTTCAAAGTTAACTGTTGCTTTAGCTCTTTGATGATTAGCTATTATATTTTTAAACTTAAATTGTTCTTTAACAATAATATTATTAGTTTCTTTATCTACAGGAACTATTCTTAAAACGTTATATCTATTTTTTTCTATATTATCTAAATCAGAATCAAAAGGAAATATATCATCAGAATCTATTTTATTAGTTTCACTAATTTTAATTATATTTTTATCTTTATTGACTGATTTAATTTTACCTATAAATTTAGTATTTTTAAATCTACCTACATTCTCTGTCAAGCCTAAAAATGGAGTTTGTTTTATTCTTTTAATTGATATACTTCTATACTTATCACTATCTTCATATCTAGATAGAAGATCAAAATGAAAATTATCTAGTCCTTTTAATTTAGGATCTTGTAGAAAAACTCTTAAAGTTTCAGAGTCAGGGTTACCTTTTTCATCACTGTCTATAACTTTAAATTTATAAGTTGAATTAGATTTAATTTCTCTATCTAATATATCTTTTAATGAATGAGCTAAAGAGTCTGAATCTTGGTGATTAAATTTAAATTCACTATCTATCCATTGAAATGTATTAAAGTTAAATGAATATGGTATTCTAACTTTTACAAGCTCGCTATCTTGAGCTGTGAACTGTCTTTTACTAAATTTTATACTTAATCTAAAACTATCACTGTCAAATAAAAATCCGTCTGAGTCAGCTTCGAATTTTTGTACTCTTATAGTTTGACCTTCATTAAGTTCAGTTTTTCCATGAATGTTTATATTCATAGGCATTACTACTTCAACATTATTCTCTGAATCAAAAAAACCTTTATTGAAAAAATTAAAATCGTTTATTCTACCTATAAAATTTGAAAAAGGTACTATTTCAGCACTATGACCATTACCAGTTATTATTTTTACTTGAGGTAGTTGACTATAACTACCACCTTGTAGTATAGGTACATTTACATTTTGAAAATCATTAGATAAGAATCCATTTCTAAGTACACCAGTTCTAACATTATTATTATCTATAGATAGAATTCTACCTGCTGAATCTACTTCTGTAATAGTAGCAGAGCCACCTGTACCGTGTCCTTGACTAGTAAATATAATTGTATCGTTTACACTATAATCTATACCTCTATTTTTTACAATTACAGATGTAACAGGTCCTGTAGTTGTTGTTCGAACTGGAACTGTAAATTTATTTTTATTTTGTTTAACTAAAATTTCATCTCCAACATTATACAAACCTACATCAGAATCTTTAATAGATAAATTTTTAATTTGTCTTAATACAACACCAGTTACATACTTACTTCTATCATTTTTATTAACTATTAGTATTTCTGAATCAGGTTGTTTTATAAATGAAGAAGATGTTGTAAGAGTAACTACTGAATTAGCTCCTATTTTACTTATTTTAGATCCAAATACTATAGAAGCTATTTCACTATCATCTTGTTCTATGAATGAATTATTAAAGTCTACATCATTTAACACACCATCAGAGTCGTTAGATAAAAATGATAAAATATTATTAGATACATAAGTTCCTTCTGAAGCATCTAAAATTTGTTCACTAGGTTGTAGTACATCTATTTCTTTACCATACAATAATCTAAAAAATAATTTAAACGAGTTAGGAGTACCTTTTGATAAGTATAAATCTCTTATTTTATTAATAATAAATCTATCATTAGCGCCTTGAGGTGTAACACTAATAGGTAATATATCTCTTTTAAAATATTCTAAAAAAGCTTCTAAAGTTTTATCAGGATCTCTATATTCTTGTTGACCTTGAATTAAATCATTAGGGTTAGTTAATTTTTTATATACAGTAGCATCTATTAATGATTCTGAATCATTTTGTTTTTCCATATATTCGTAATATACTTTTATAAATTTTTCAAATAATTCATAGTTACTTCGTATAAAATCTGGAATTTGTTCACTTATATATGGATAGACTCTTTTACTCATTATACACTTCTTGATTTATTAAGCAAGTTAATTAATTCTATATTATCTTTTTCTACTATATTAATAGAAGATGAATCTAAACTTATTCTTAATATATATTCATTTAAACTAAGAACGTCAAAGCTATCAGGTACAACTGTAAAATTTATATTACCATCTTTAGGATCAAAATCTTTTATATCTATTATACCTTTACCGTAATTAATAGTTCCAGCTTTATTATTAGAATAAACTTTAACATTATCTAAATTATCAAACAATCTTAAATTACCTTTACCATCATCATCAAAACCAGATGTAAAACTTTTACCTACTCTAGTAAAATCATTAGTGGATAGTATACCTCCTTTATTTGAATTAAAACCTAATAAAGGATGATATAAAGGATTGTTAAAACTGATTTGATAAGTATCTAATCTATTATTAGTTACTACAGCATCATATCTTAAATTAGTTCTTGTATTAATTGATACTATAGATTTATCTAATAATTTAATTTCTTCTGCTAAATTTTGTTCAAAGAAACTCTTTTTAAAACTTCCTAATCTATCATTATTAAATGATGTAAATAAAGAAAATATTTTATTTTTAAGAGCTGATTCATTTGTAGTTAATTTAGCATTGTCGTATATAATAGTAGAACTTAAAAGTAGTTCAATATATTTAGGATCTAAAATTTGAGGTTTAATATTTACTATATTAAATTTTTTTATTATATTATTTTCTATATGAAGTTTAGCGCTTTCAGAAAGTTTATCACCTACTTTAGGCTTAATAGTTAAAAAAACTTTACCTGGCTTTCCTACTTCTTCCCCTCCATAAGCATTAATAGCTTGAATATCAGGATAGTTTTTCTTAACTATAGTTTCATAATCATTAGTTGTAACAGCTCTATATTGAGACTGAAACCAATGAGGAGCATTATCTTTAATTGATCTTTCTGATTCAATTGAAGCGCCACCGTAAGACATACTATTAGATACAATATTAATATCTGATCTACCCGCTACTGATAATGAATATGTAGATATACCATTAGCTAATTCACCTACGCTAGATAGATAAGTGACAACTACTTCATCACCAATATTTACTTTTTTTCCTATTACGCCGTTTCCTAATTTTATTCTATGTCTATTATTTGATATTTCTTCTACAAAAAATATGACTGAAGAACTATCAATACTAGATATGCTCTCTATTTCTGGATTAAGCATAGTATATTTTATATCATTTACCCTAACAGCTAAAGTTTGTGTATCTATATTTGTATTTAGCAAATCAAATACAGGAAAATCTACATTAGATGTATCTTGAATAAATCTTTCAGTTAATCTTTGACCTTGAAAAAAAGTCATTTTAATATCTTTAGAAGTTTCATTACTTAAAAATTGAGCTATATAATTTTGACTTAAATTAAAAGTATAAGTTGTATTTCCACTACTAGCTGTTAAAGTTGTGCCTACAGGAATAGAAAACGATCTTTCTGATCCTAATCTAGGAACGTTTATAGTTAATTCTACTCTTGCAGCAGTAGTAGATGTAGGTATGTAATTCATTCCTTTTGCTATAGATAAAATATTTTCTCGTTTTTGAGCTGTATTAATAAACATTTCATTAATTGAAAAGTTAGCTGTTATAGCATTCATATGTGTATTGTAAGCTAAAATATCTATTAATGTATTTAGAGCTGATCCTGTATAATTATAGTCTTTAAAACTATCATCATTTTTAAAATGATTAATTATATCTTCTTTTATATCATCAAAGTCTAAATTAGCAACAACTGGTTTATTTAGAGATTCCATTATCTTAACCTTTCAAGAACTACATCAAAAGAATCTACTTCATTCTTTTCTAAAAAATTGTAGGCTATTCTAACGAATATTCTATTTTCATCGATTCCGGTTTCATCAACTCTAACAGAAAGAACTTGTATTCTAGGTTCAAAATTTTCTAATACGCTTTCAATTGCATCTTCTATAATACTGTAAGTAAGAGCTCCTCCAGGTTCAAATAGTAATGCGTTTACATCACTACCTATTTCTGGATGAAAAGGTCTTTCACCAAAATTAGTCATAACAAGATTTACAACTGATTGTTTTATTGAATTAGTATCACTTTTAGTTCCAACATCATTAGTTAGAGCTAATTTAGTAAAATTAAAATCTAAATCTTTATAAACGTTTTTTCTAATAAACTTCTGATCATATATAGCCATACATTATTTAATAAGACTATCTGTAGAAAATGTGATCTCCTATTTGAGTAATGTATTCCTTTTGCTTACTCCACTTAGGATTAACATAATTAGCATGATAATATAATGCTCCTTCAGTAAATTTACGTTTAGAATTCAAGGCATCATGAGCTGCTATCATAGAACTTTTCCAAGTACCGTGATATTTAATTTCATCACTTTTACCATCGCAAAACCAAGAAAACTGACATTTATTTCTAACTGGGACGTCTTTGTTGTATTTTTCTTTCCACCACTTACTCATTTTAGCTTGCTTAACTACTTCACATATTGTAGATGGATATTTTCTAGTTTTTACTCTATTTAAAGTTACTTCAGCTACTGCTACTTTACCAGCATAAGATTGATTACCTGCTTCAAAATAAATATTTTGAACTAAACAATAAAGCTCTGGAGAAGCAGTTTTTACCTCTACAGGGGTAGTAGAAAAAATTATCGCTTTAGATATAAACAAAGCTGCTAAAAATTCGTTCATTATAGCGCTCCTTTTTTTAACATAGCTTCAACTTCTTTAACCATTACATATCTTTTAAGAAGTTCTTTTTGAACTTTAGAACCGTTTATTTCTTTTCTAATTTGATGAGGTAAAGCACTAGATAAAACTCTTATCATTTCTTTAGAATCACCTTTTAAGATATGATCTTTTAATCTTTTAACTGAAATTGGTTTACTCATTTAAATCTCCTTAATTTCTTATTATACCTTATTATATACCATATTAATCTAAAGTCAACTAAAAAATGAACTTTTTTAGAATTGTTTATAATAAAAGTAATCAGTTGCGCATTCGTCTCCTCTTTCGCATGATTCTTCATACTCTTCCTCAGTCATCACGTAGTCATACATATCTGAGTTAAGCATCTTTTCGTCAGTGATCTTCTCGATCTCATACTCACCTCTAGTACCAGACAATATTGAATATACACCTTCACCTTCTTTATTCATATAATTAACATCTTCAACCTCTACAGGAATCTGCTCTTCGTAACAGTAAATACCTTCCTTTAGTACATCATGCTGATTAAGAATTTGAATTTCTTTTAGATCTTTTAATAACATTTACTTCTCCTAATTTCTTATTATTCCTTTATTATATATCGTATTATACTAAAGTCAACTACTTTCTGAGATAAATAAAGCATGGCCAAGAATAATAGAAGAATAACTAATCAATTAGGTAGATCGCAAGTTACTGGATTAGTTGATAAAAATAATAATAATTTACTAGCTGACTCAGAAGCAGATGGTTACGTTTCTTTTGATAATGTTAGAATACATGGAGATCTAAGAGTATATGGATCTCAAAGTGTAGTTAATTCTTCTACTTTAACTATAGCAGATAAAAATATTGTACTAGCTAAAAATGCATATGATTCAGATCAATATGATAATGTAGGTTTAACTGTAGTTGATAGTGATAATTTATTTGAAAGAGGTACTTCACCTACCTTTCAATACAACAATCAAAGAGATGCCTGGGTAGCTAATAGAAAAATTTTAGTTAACGTCAATAAAGAAAATGCTACTGATTCTGATTCTTTAATTACTCAAGGTTCTTTAGAAGCAAATATAATAGCTTCGCCTACAATAGTATCTATAAAATCTAGATTAGATTCTGACGATCATAAAATTCAGTCTTTACAAACTCAAATAACAAGTAATGATGGGGATATAAGTAGTCTACAATCTGGAGCAGGTACAACTTCTTCTACTCTTAGTAGTTTACAAACTCAAATAACAAATAATGATGGGGATATATCTACTCTTCAAAGTACTACTAACTCACATACTTCACAAATTAATACTGTAACTAATGCTACAAATACTAATACTTCAGCAATAGCTGCTATGAATTTCGATTCAGAAAGTGTAGCAAATATGTTTAATGAGTACTCATTAATTAACACTTCTGCTGATTCAGATATTTTAAAACCTTTATTTCAAAAAGTTATGAATGATTTTTTAATTAAAGATGTAAGTGGAAATATAGTATTTTCATTTTATACTAGACCTTAACTTAAAAATAAAACTTTTTCATCGTTTCGTCTTTTAACTAAACCTTTAAGTACTCTACCGCCAGCTCTTCTCCATTTAGGAAACTCATTAGCTGCACCATTGTAATCACTTCTGTTTAATTTTCTTCTTAAAGTACTAGCTTGAAGATTACCTAAACCTACATTAAAAGCAAAACATACTAATGCATCAAATTGATTTTGATTAAGATCTACGTTAATTAATGATTCAACACCATTCTCAAATCTTCGTATATCATAACGCAAGAGATCATCTACTTCTTTATCTGATCTTTTTCTATTCCAATCTTTAGGTTTAACTTTACCATTACCCATTAGATGACCTACACCTACTGTCCAAAGACCTATAGGATCTTGATAAGGAGTATTTCTTACCCCTTCATGATGTTTAATTAATGTTATACAGTTATCGCTTATATTCATAATCTATTTCTTTATAGCACGAGAACCGAACCAAAAGCTAACAATAGCAGCAAAAATACTGGACGTTTCTTCTGACCATAACGTTGATGCAATAACACTAATATCTCCTCCATCTCGAAGTATGACATAGGCAGCTACTCCTTCTACAAAAAAGAATAATAAAAAGAAAAGATATGTAATCATAGGTCTAACTGAGGATCTTAAATTTTGTACCCATGTAGATGCATTCTTTGATGTTTTAATGTCATGGTTTAACAATGCAACATCTCTTTGAGTGTCATTAGCAGCTTCCATCATCTCAGCTTTAACTGCTAGCATTTTTTCTTCTCTTTCAATTTGAAGAGCCATAATTTTTAACTCTTGCGCTTTATCAGATTTGTCTTGCCAAAATTCTAAAACTTTAGGAACAAAACTAGTTCCAAATCCTAATAAAGATGATAATAATGTAAGCATATCGCTTCTCCTAATTTACTTTATAATTATTTTCTAAATCGTGTATAACAGCTAGATTTAATTCTTCTTTTCTAAACTGTGCTCTTATATATGCATTTTTATATTTATTACTATCTTTTACAGATGGAAGTTTAAAATTTGCCATATCGATAGCTTTCTTTATTTCTTCTAACTCTTCATCGCTTATAATAGAAGAGTCATTTAACTCTAAAGTTATTTTTTTATATTTTTCAAGTTTAGCTTCTCCAGATTTTACTACACCTTTTCTAAAAGCTGCTAAATAAGTTTCGCCTCCTCTTTCAGCTATTTCTACTACTTCTCTGTTTACATTAATTAGAGAAATCAATATTAGATAATCTCTAACAGTTTTTCTAACTCCGCTATCTACTAATATACTTCCATCAGTATATTGAATTACTAATTGTATATATCTTTTTTGTATAGGCTGTGCTTTTTCTAAAATAGATACTTGTTCAGGAGTAAACTTTCCTAACTCTATTAATTTTTTAGTTGTAAAAACAGTATTAGCTTTATTTTTTTTAATATTTTTTATAGCTTTCCATTCAGGCGTAGCTTGTAAAGTTTTTAATTCTTTAGTTACTTCTCCTATTTTAGTGTAATAGTAACTATTTAGAGGTATAGCTACTAAAGCTACAAATTCATCTACTAAATCTAACTCTTCTTTAGATATAAATTCTCTAAAAGGTTCTTTTGCTGAAAATTTTAAACTTTCTAAATCAACTGAAGAAGCTGTAGGTTTTTCTTGAGGTACTTTTTTAGCTTTACTTAAAGGAACTATTGAAGAAATATCTGATAGTGTTTTACCTTGTGCAATATCTGATTTAGTTAATTTAGGTAATACAACTTTTATATCAGGTAAATCTTTACATGTATCAAGTTTTCTTTTTGAAAATGCTTCTCCTGGTTTAAGTTCTGGAGCAGGAGTTTTATATGTTACTTTAATTTGATTATAGGAATCTGTAGTAATAATTTTATTACCATTTCTCTTAAAGTTTACTGAACTATATAAATTAGTCCCTGCTTTTTGACCTTCTACTTTAATAATTTGAATTATAGTTTTAGTTAAAGTAACACTCTTTATAGTATTACCTCCTAATGATTTTGAACTATAATCTACTTGTCTTAACTCCGAAGTACTAGGTCTTGCAGTTTGAAGACTTAAAAGACTAGCTAAAGCACTAGTTGGATCTTTACCAATCTTTGATAAATCAAACGAAGTAGGTATACCTGGAAATTTAGGACCTCCCATATCTCTTAATTTTACACCTTCTTTAAATGCACCAGCAAGATCACCACTTAACATTTTACTTACAGCAGTTTCTTCTATTTTTCCTTTAGCAGAATTATTAGCTAATTTACTAGCTGTACTAAATATATTTTTAAAATTTAAATTATCTAAATTTAATTTACCATCAATTCCAATTCCACCTTTAAATTGATTTAATAAATCTTTTTCAGGAGCTCCCATTTTACTAGTATCTAAATTATTAATACCTTTTCCTATATCTTTTTGATAAGATCCTATTAATCCTTTTACTTTAGCATTATCTAAACTTTTTAAATCATTAGTAGTAAAATTTTTATCTTTAGTTACTTTAGCTAATATTTGATTAATATCAAAATTGCCTTTTGATCCCATTGCTACGGAACTAGTTCCAGGAACTGAGTATTTAACTTTTATTTTTTTTACTTCTCTTAACTTATTAGGTTCACCTGGTTCATGAAGAGTTATAACTGTATCTTCTAGTTTGTAACTGGTTGTACCTCCATAAAAGTTATTATTATTAGTCATTATTAATACTTTTAAAACTTTTATAGGCTTATCACTTAAGTTAATAGTTGAAGTATTCTCAGCAGTTTCTTCAACATCTGTAGTAGAAGGAGCTGGTGTTGCAGACCCAAATTTTAATTGTATGTCTTGAGCTTTTGACATAAATGAGTTAATATCTTTAGTACCTTGTAATTTTTTAATTTCACTTTGTAAATTTACTTCTTCTGTACCATCTGGTACTAACGCTGTAACAATAAGCTCAGATACTTTTTCAGTAGTAGATACTATATATTCTTTTTTATTATAAGTATAATCTATAATAAGAAATTTCATTCCTGATCCTGCTTTTTTACCATAGACTGAAGCAATTAAAAATGTATCTTCAGGGACTGTTACTTTATTTGTATAGCCTGTACAAATTACTTCTTTTAATTTTTTAGGAATTTTTTCTAATTTTTTTATGTCTAATTGTTTTAAAGCATTACTTTCTTTTAATTTAGAGAACATACTTTTACCTTTTCTCATAAGACTTTTCATATCTTTCTGAGAAGATTTAACAGATTCTTGTTCTAAATTTTTACCACATTGTAATGACATTTTTTATCTCTAATTAGGTTTTGATGTTTGTGCACCAGCTACTCCAGCTGGATCTGTGTGCGTATGACCTGTGAGTGAAATAGACTTAGCTGTTACTTCACTTTCAGCATTAGACATATTAATAATTCCTTTACCAGTTATTGTATCTGTTAAAGTACCTGCAACAGTTTTAGTTGTATTTCCTCCAACAGTTTCTGTTACATTTGTATCTACTTCAACTTTCATATTAGCAGGTGTTTCAATAGTGATATCTTTTTCACTTATAACTTTATATTCATCTAAAGTAGCTGTTACATTTCTATTTACACTAAAAGTATTAATTGTATTTTCAACAAATATTTGATGATCACTATCAACATTTAAAGAGTTAGTTCTATTAATAATTGTATTTCTATCTCCTACTACATGTCTAGCTTCACTACCATTTATTCTAGTTTCGTAATCATCACCTATATTCTGAACTAGATCTTGACCTATTTCCATATTCAATGAATTGTTAATTTTTATTTGTTTTTCACCTTCTATATTTTCAGTATAGTTTCCTTTTACTTGTAGATGATAATTACCTTCTACTTTAACTCTAAGATCTTTTTTTACGGTTAAATTCATATCGCCTTCTATTAACATATTATTATCTTTAAATACAACTGTATAATTACTACCTACTACTCTTAAAGTTTTATCTCCACTTGCCACAACTTCTTCAAACGTACCTGACTTGTGATAATCTAAAGTAGTTTCTGAACCAGGGGTATCGTTTATTTCTTTTACATGACCAGTTTCAGTCTCTAATACTTTATTATAAGGGTAGATAGGACTATCACCACCATAAGGGTAAGGTTCGTCCCAAGTTTCTTTTTCATAGTAACTAGCATCTTTATTAGTAGCTACGCTTGAAACTTTTGGTGGAATTGCGGTATCCACAGAATCAACTCTTCCGTTTAATCTAGATATATAATTATCAGTTTTTTCATAATTTAGTACTTGAGCATTGTAAGGAATATCATTATCACTATTAATACCTATCTCGCCCACTCTAACAGGATGATCGCCAATAGGGTCTCTAAATCCTTTAGTATCATCAGAATGTTCTTTATTCATTCCGTGAAAAGTACCCATTATAAAAGGCTGTTGCATATTTATACCATCAGTAAAAAAACCAACTACTGTTGAACCTTGTACTATTCCTGTAGGTGATTCACCTATACCTCCTACACTAGCTGATGTAACTGGCATCATTACTTGTGCCCATGGTAGATCTTTAGTAGGAATTAAAGTTTTATCGTTGCTATGTAGTCCATAACATCTTACTTTAACTCTTCCTAATTCACTAGGATCATTTCTATCTTCTACTACACCTACAAACCATTTAAAGGTATCACCAAAATAACTCATACATCTTCTCCGCCTAATTCACTATTATCTATTTTATTACCTGAGTAGTTACTATCTATATTGTTTGAATCTCTAATACAATCTAATGTAATTAAATTATCATTTCTATTAAATTGATGTCTTTTACCTATTACTAAATATCTCCCAGATACTAATAAATCTTTCAAGTTACCTGTATCCATAGGTTTAATTTTAGGAAAATTTAAATTAATAATTTGACCTATATCTGTTACATTATTACCTTTTATATCTACTGTAACCATATTATTACTTTGATTAAAATAACTTTTTATAATAGAAGATTGATCATATATTTCATTTTCTTCAGATAAATTATCATCTCTAAATCTTGATATTTGATCTAATTCTAAACCATTTCCAAATTTTTCATTTAAGTATGTTGAAGATAAATCTTCTTTATTCCACAATGCTCTTTTATTAGATGTA